GGCTTTAACGTCGATGTAATGCTCCTCTACCCAGTAAAGAACAGCTAGAAGAAGGTGATCCCACCAGGAGATACCTTTCTTCCAAGCTTTATAAAGGTCTTTAAACTCATTTAGTCTAAGTTCTTTTCCCACATTGCCTCACAGACATTAGGAAGGTGTTCAAACAATAGATCTTGGATTTGACCGGCTATCTGTGCGTGTTCCCGTTGAGTACCATGAGCAGTACGGAGGTCACAGTAGTGCAACCAACTCCTAATACTTCCATTCATGTACATCCGAGTAGGAGTAGAGATAGGAAGTACCTCTCTTGCACACTCTTTAGCTACACCACAATCCAACATACGTTGATACAGACGGTTAGCGTCAGCAAAGAGCTTCATAGCGTCATATTGAAGGGTGTTAACCATCACAGGGTCTAGGTCATCAATACTATTCTGTCTATTTTTTTCATCTTGCCTCCGAAGCTCTGGTACGGGAGGAAGATCAATTACCCGTGCATACCGTTGACTAAACTCCTGAAAGGAGAAGCTACGGTGACGCAGTATCTGTGCAGCTATAGAACGAGTTGTATTTATTTCTACACACATGTTTACCATCTCAAAGGGACTCCAGTGGGAGTGTTTGATAAGGTACTTAATTAACTTAGCACTGGTCTCAGTGTTAGTTTGGTTAGAGGGATTACTTACCCTAGCCATGTAGCTAATTAGTTCTTCAGCGTTAGGAGTGATGTGTACTAATGATGCGGAGTGGAAGGTGGGTTGCATACAGTAGGATCTTAGTTCTCAGATTTCCAAGGATTCAAAAGGGGGGAGGAGAATAGAGGAAATAAATGTTCTCTATCCAGTAGAGGAAAAGGGGAAGATTTGTGGTCTTCCCCAATTACAGGAGTTGGGTCCACCCTTCCCTTCTCCTGTATACATCCCACCGTACGGCTAAACCCAGGTGGGAACACCGTTTTTAGAGATTCCTCTAGCTTGTCTTTTTTGGTCCATAGACATGCCTAAAACAATGTGGTTTGTTTCACTTTGAGGGTCATCTAAAAAGGCTTGTAACATGTCGTTCCACTCTTCACGTTTACGCTCTTTTACGGTCTCCTGGGCAGAAATACCCATAGCGTCAGTAAAGTATTTAACACCTTGAGCAAGACTGTCTAAGCGGTCGTCGTGTCGAATAGCAAACTTCTCCCGACACATTCTACTCATCTGGTAGAAAAGCATATACAGTAAACGTTTTTCGGGTGCGTCGTCTTTGTTGCTATTGTAGTCCCATTCTACAACACCTCTGTCTATGATGAGTCGGTGTTGGTTCATGATGGGTTCAAGAGCGTCAATAATACGTTCTTCTTTACGGACGTTAGCGCGTACTTCTTCAATACCAATGTTTTGTTTGGTCTGTTGAAGGTGTTTACGGAAGAGTTCAGAGACGATACCGTCACCAAAGTTAGTCTCAATGACAAGGTTAGTAACGTTGTATTTCTTACAACCTCTAAGAATATCTAGAAGTGTGTTGTCGGAGTAACCGTCCCGGTAGGAACGCATCTCATGAACGTACAAGAAACCGTTACGTTGGCTTATGTAAGTGGCGGCTGTTTCGTCAGTACCTCGTCCAGAAGGGTCGATACTGCAGATAGTTTCTTGATACGGACCCCATTCTCCTTGAATTTGCATAGGACTGTAAAAGTAATCACCCGGTAAGCCAACCGTAGGCAAATCCTTGAGGACATTACGAGGGTCACTGCACCACACAATAGAATCCGGCGCTTGAGTCGGGTTAACAGAGGTAATGATAAGGTCTGCAAATTTAAGTGGGAACTTTTCTGCATCACTGAGAGATGTGTCCAACATGAACTGCAACATGAAGTTGCTCCGACCCATAGCTGCTTCCCGTTCTAGCAGGTCTTCATGGGTAAATCGGTCAGCATCTGTTACGTCCCAGGCTTCAGCACCGTTGTCGATGTCTTCTTGAAGCTGAGGAGCGATAAGTCCTTCGTAATTAGATAGTTTACGAGGTACACGAGCTGGCCAAACAAAGGGGCGGTAGTTACGTTCTGCAAGTTTACGGTAGATGGTAAAGGTGGTTTGTGGGGTGCCAAGATACATAATCCGGCTATCTTGCTTAGGCGTAAGGATAGACTCAGCCTCAGTACACAACTGAAGGAGTTTCTCACGCATCATCTCAGTCATGGAGTTACCAGGGACTTCAATGTCATCAAGAATCATCAGGTCAGCACGTGAACCAGTAAGCTGACCAGTAATACCCACGGACTTAACAGACGGTGCTTGGTGCGGTGAACAGTTAACGTCAAAGCTGATACGACTCCAACGGGCATCATCCGACTTCGGTCTTAGATGTACTAGCCAGGGTGTCTCAATAATCAGCTTTTGAAGGAAGATACTCATGTTGTCTGCACGTTCTTTAGACGCGGAGATAATCATGATCTTCTTCTCAGGGTTGTTGAAGAGTGTCCAAAGAACAAAGGCACCAGTAATCCAAGATTTACCGACACCACGAAAAGCTTGGATCTGTAAACGCTTAGGACCGTGTTGCAGATAGTCGGCAATAGCGTATTGTGCACGGGTGGGTGAGGGCAGATCTAACTGCCCCCACAGTGCTTGTAGAAATAGCTTAAAGTCTTGTTGTAATGAATCAAGCACGGAGACCTCTCTAGGAGGCTCTGTACGGCGTTTTCTAGGCATTTAGGATAGGATGTATCTAAGGGTGGTTAGAAGGGGTTTGTAGGGGCTTTAACGAGCCTGCATTTGTTCAAACACAAACTTATCAATATCTCTTAAGACATAATCTACTTCACGCATAAATTGTAAACGTTGTTTGTAAGTAGCTTTTCTAAAATCCATCTTACGAGGATCTAACCCAGCTTCACGTAATTTAGCGTGAATAGCATCATGAATAGGTTTAGGTAATTCCCCATTAGGACCAATTAAATTAGCCAGTTTATTACCACTAATAAGGTTAGTAAATTGATTATTAGTTGTTTTAACAAAGCTTTTACGACTAGATGGATTTAATCCTTCCATCACACGATGAATTAGATCAAGTTCAGCTCTATGATGACCAACTTTAAACTCATTAGTCCCAATTGTTTGCTCAACTTCCATAAGTTGCCGTTTAGCGTCTTGAGCAGTTCTCGTTGCTTTAGAACGGACTTTAATAGAAGGTTCTCCACTAGCAAGAGTTTGTGTATTTGATTTTAATCCAAATTCTTGTCCAGCATAATTTACCTTCATATGACCTTTTAATGAACCTTGTGATTGGAGTAATTCTTGACCGTAACTACGGTACGATTCAGCCATTTCACTTGGCAATTTTGGCCGAGTTTCTCTTCGCACTGTTTGATTAACAAACGTAGAAAATTCATCGCTGATGCGTAAGCCTTGAAAAGGTTCAGTAGCTTGATAAGCAAGTTGTGGTGGAGAAAACCGGATTGAACCATTTAAAGAATTTAGTGATGTCGGTAGTTCAATAATATCATAGTCCTTTAGTTGACCTGTAGCTTTTCTTAGTGCACCTGCCAACCCTTTAGCAGGGTTACCGGCCGCACCAATAGACTTTGGTGCAGTTAAAGCGACTTTAGCACCTTTAAACGCTGCCCCACCAGCTGCACTAATCGCTACATCACCAGCTAATCCAACAAGCCGTTTATCAATGTTAGTTTTTTCACTAACAAACTCAACACCTTGGTCATACAAATCCAATGCAGAGCCAACACCTTTAACAACAGCTTCACCAACTAGACTAGATTCTTTAATCTTTTGAGCTGTAAAAGTTACTGCACTGCCTACAGTTTGTAAACCACTGCTAACTGCACTAACAACTCCAGGTAAATTCTGTGTCGCCCAGTTCATACCAGAGGAGACAACACGATCTATTTCTTGAGTACCAGCGCGAAACTTTCCTTCTTGTTTAAGTTTGTCGTGAGTAGCTTTTGACTGCCAGCCATAGTTTTCACCAGACCAGTATTTATCTTTTTGTTTGTCTCCAATGTTAGGCATTAGTTAAAAAGCCGCCCCTTTTGGAGCGGCGGTATTAGGTTAATTAACCGCGTGGACCTTTGCGGCGTTTCTTTTCGGCTTCTTGTTTAATCTTCAAGCTTTTAGCCATAGATTCTTTACGAGCCTTTTCAACTTCAGCTTTGAAACCTTCACTCTTAGTACCCATTTTCCGCAGTTCAGCAGCCTGCTGTTGCATAACTGATTTACCAGTTTTTTGAACTGAGTACTTTTGTCCGTTTGCAATAGGACCAACCTTGGATTCAGCTTTACGCTCACCAAACGCAGGACCAGCATACTCCTTACCAGCAGGAGAACGCATCACAGTTGCGCTACGAGTTGTGTTTGCAGGAGGCTTGGGCTTAGGCTTAGCTGCCGCAGGTGCAGCAGGTTTAGGCTTAGGCTTAGATGTAGTCGATGCAGCGGGTGCAGGCTTGGGTTTCCGTGCTTGAACGTTGACCGGAGCATTAGCCTCTTTAGGAGGAATGTTAGCCATTCCACGGGGCTTTGGCTTTGGTTTAGCAGCAGGCGTAGCTTCCGGCTTACCACGACCACGAGACTGAGCCGCTGTAGCAGTCGGTTTAATAGCTAGAGCTTGACGAATAGTTTGACTTGCAGTAGTGCGCTGGCTGGGGTTGTTGTAACGTTCAAGAGCTAATTGATATTGCCGGTTACCTTTAAGACCAGCAGGAAAATCTTCCCTTTTTGGTTTTGCCATTGTTTAGTTGATGTGTGATAGGATCATCCCTTCACGGGACGGGTTAATACCAAAAGTCTGTCTCATCCACGT